AAGGCTCTATTCGAGATTATCAGGAATTGGAAGTGATGGGTATCTGGAAGCACAATGTTGTGAAGGAAGAACTGATCCGGCTGCACAAGGCTGGAAGGTAGCGGGCCGCAGGTTGCCTGCCCGGTCTGGAAGGTAGCGGGCCGCAGGTTGCCTGCCCGGGCTGAGATAGCAGTCCGCAGGTCCGCACTTTTCTGTATCTTTGGCGCACTATGGCAACGATAAGCACAAACGACATTGTCGTCAATTATAAGCTCGGCGATGTCTCCGGGCTGGCTCAACTGGAAGGCAAGCTTAGCAACCTGACAAAAGATGAGCAGGCTGCACTTGCTGAAGCCAAAAGGCTCACGGCTCAATTCCAAAAGATGGGCAACGAAGGCAAGGCCGGGGCTGAAAAGGTTAGTCAGGGGGTCAATTCTGCAAGGTCGAGTATGGGAAACCTTGGCACCACCATCAACGGGATAGGCACCTCACTCGGTATAGCTTTCAGCGGTGCCGCAATAGTAGCTTTTGGAAAAGAGGTAATAAACATTACGGCCAAATTCGAGCAGCTTCAAAAGGCTATCACCTTTGCATCCGGCTCAATTGAGGAAGGTCAAAAATCAATGGCTTTCATCCGACGCACTGCATCCAGCCTTGGATTGGACTTGCTAGGCGTTGCCGAAGGTTACAAGACTTTTGCAGCCAGTTCCAAAATGGCGGGCCAAAGTACGGATGAAACGAATCGTCAATTTCTGGCAGTTACCAAAGCGGTTGCAGCAATGGGCCTAAGTACGGACGATGCCAAGGGGGTATTTCTTGCCCTCGGTCAAATTATGAGCAAAGGCACCGTGCAGGCGGAAGAATTACGGGGGCAAATCGGCGAAAGATTGCCGGGTGCCTTTAATCTTGCGGCCAAATCAATGGGCGTAACTACCGCAGAACTGAATAAGATGCTGCAACAAGGTCAGGTAATCAGTGCTGAATTTTTGCCAAAGTTTGCAACCGAATTAGAAAAAACCTTTGGTGCAGAGGCCGCAAAGAATATCAATACCCTGACAGCCAGTCAAAACAAATTTGGGGCTGCATTGGATTCACTTATGGTTGCACTCGGTACGACCTATCAGGGCCGGATTAAGAGTTTCTTCGATACTTGGGCGAATAACTTTGACCGGGTGAAAGGCCTGATTGACCCGGGTACGGCAATGTTTGACAAAGGTATGCAGCAGTCCATGAAGCTATCTCAGCAGGCCTTGAAAATTGCAATCAACAACAAGAATGCAGAAATCAGGCAGTTGAAAGAGCAATACCGACTGACGGCCGATATAGTCGCCGCTGATGGAGAGATGAGCGACTTGGAAAAAGTTATGCTGGATCAGTTGGCCGATAAAATCACCATGCAGCAAAAGTTTCGGGATGGAATGTTTGCTAACCTGAAGACTACTGAGGACACCGCAAAGGCTACCGAGCAGACAACTGAATTGACGGCGGAGCAGATTAAGCTACTCAAAGCTGAATTCAATGAGCGAAAGAAGCTATTAGAAATTCAGCGGGAATATGAAGTCTTACTCAAATCAGTAGAGGGCAATGTTCCCGAACCGCAGGCCAAACTTGGTGCAGAAGTAAACTACTTGAAAAGTCTGGAATCGTTACAAAGGGAGTATGCGGCCAAAGGGGTTGATATAACGAAGACCGAAATTGAAATCACCAAACTCAATAGGCAAAAGGCAAATGAGGAACTGATTTCGGAGGAAAACCAATTTCAGTTGCAAATCAAAGATGCCAGTAAAGGTTACTTTGCTGAACTTGATAAGCAGCGGAAAGAGGATGAGGAAAAGCGGCGCAAAAGTCAGGAAGACCGCATAAAGGCCGCAAAAGAGGCCGCAGATGCTGAAATTGCAGCTGAAAAGAAGTTGCAGGAAGAAAAGCAGAAAGCCCGGGAAGAAGCAGAGCGCATGGCTATTGATTTGGCCCAAATGACTGTAAACTCAATATTCAACCTGCAATCTCAGTACGCTGCCAATGACCTTGCCCGAAAGCAGCGCCAATTTGATGAAGAAATCAGGCTGGCAGACGGGAATGTGCAGAAAATCACCGAGATTGAGGAAAAAAGGCGGGCAGCGGAAAAGGAAGCCCGGCTAAAGCAATTCAGAGCTGACCAAATGCAAGCCATTGCCAATGCGATATTCACGGCGGCTCCATACATTATTAAGTACACGGCGGGCCTGCCAGTTACGGCGGCAAACCTTTCGCTTACCTTGGGCGCACTTGCGGCGCAAACAGGTTTCATCCTTGCACAGCCAGTTCCTGAATTTGCAAAAGGGGTTGAAAACTTTGAGGGCGGTCCAGCAATCGTAGGGGAAAAAGGCCGGGAGTTGGTCAGGACCGATTCAGGCAGTTACCTGACACCTGACCGGGCAACGCTGACCTACCTGCCGAGGGGTGCAGATGTAATCACGGCACCAAAGACCCGGGAATTGCTTGCCGGAAATTCGACTCTTTCACGAGGTCGCAATGAATGGTCGGCAATCGACACGGCACCGATTGCAAAGGCAATTATGGGAATGCCAGTTCAGTCTTTGGAAATATCCGAAAGAGGGCTGGAGCGATATGTTACTAAAGGGAATCGGACAACGAAAATCCTGAATAAAAAAAGAGGGGCTAATTTATGAATTACCGGTTTTTCCTGAATAACCAGCAGGTCGATGAACCTGTTGGCTGGGACCAAGTGATATTTGCAATCAAGCGGATGGATAGCTATGGCATCGACCAGAGCTTCAGCACCGGATTAACCTTCACAGGCGACCAAGACCGGATGCCTCAGATGGCGAATGGTGCAGGGATATTGCGGTTGATATTTGTCAATGAATTTATCAACGGTGCCGTCGATGTCCGCATTGAATCCGACTTTGTTTTCGAGGGCAGCCAATGGTCCTTTGAAGGCCAAATTGATTTCAGCACCTATGAAGAAACAGAGATATGCGATGGATGCAGCGACGGCGTAAAGGTCAGCATTATTGAGGACCAATGGCGGGAAGCCTTTTTGCGCAATCAGGATGTCGATTTGGACTTGCTGAATGAGACGGCTCTGGATGGCACCGATGTCGGGCCGTTCAACTTGGGCGAGGTAACGCTGCATTCTCAGGAGTTGTATTTGCAGGGGGTAACAAAGCAGCTAGCGGCAAGCGGGCCGCATTTTGGAGGCTCACGATACACATTGCCATTATATGTGCAGAACAATGATTTTAAAGGTCCATTTGGCCTTTTAACAAACCCAACTGGAATAAACTTTGGGGTACCAAATACAAATGTTTATTTTCAAAACAATGCCAATGATGCAAGGACTTTTATTTTAAATGGAAAAGTAAAATTCAGGTATAGAAGGCACGTTGTTTTTGTAGGCATATTCAGCCAAAATTTAATTTATTACATAATTGATTCAGGCAATAATATAATTTTTGAAGGCCTTTTAATGGCTGGGTTAATGTATAATGATAACATATACAGAGACTTAGAATATACTTTTACAAATTATAGCCTTACCTTAAATCCGGGAGACCGATTTGTTATTGTTGCAGACTATGCAAAAGAGGCCGGTAATCCGTCCAATACAATATCACGTAATATTGACTTTTCATACCCAGAAGAAAACTACCTGACTTATACCGAATACAACCGAGACTCCGCAAGCCTATGCCGGGGCGTTTACATTTACGACTTTCTGGACCGGATAGTTACCAAGATGACCGGGCAAGCAGGCCGGGTGCGAAGTGATTACTTTGAATATGGCGGCTGCCAGTGGAATCACCTGATTACGACCGGGCTATTCATCCGGAATGGCCAGCTTCTGGAAGAAGCCGAGCCGCAAATACCAACTACCTACAAGGACTTTTTCGATGGCATCGACAAAATCTTCTGCCTTGGATGGGAGTTTGAGCAAGACCAAAATGGCGACTGGTTTATCCGGATCGAACCGAGGTCGTACTTCTTCCAGAGGACCATTACCAGCGAGTTCTTTAATGTTTCCGGGATTACCAGAAGGCCCAATCTGGATTTGGTTTTTGGTAATATTTCAGTTGGGTTTAACGAAAACTGGAAGAACACAGCCCTATCCGGTATTTTCGAGATGCACACCAATCGGGA